GGGTGTAGCAACACCATTAAAGGACGGCACAGCAGCCAACGCAGCAAGATTCTCAAGCATATCCACAGGCATGCCAGAAAGCTGCTCATCAGAAAACTTGCATCGACCCGAAGCCTTAAGCTGCGTGATCAGATTCGTCTTCTTTTCAGCATGAAGCTTCAGTCCAGACTGAAAGACTTCACGCATTTCCTCAGGCATCTCGCCCAGATACTCAGCCATGGTGCGCACTCGCGGCTCAGCTGGAGTCGACGCAACATTTACAGCGCTATTAAAAGACTGCACAGCAGCTTCATTAGCCGGAGAAACATTAGTCGTAGGAGTCGTAGGAGTCGCGGGAGTCGGCGTAGTAACTGCAGGAGTCGTAGTCGCAGAATGACCCACCGGAGCACCGGCAGTAGTCGCAGAATTATCAGCCATGGTGATCTCCCCGTTGGCCTGTCCCGTAGAATTGAGCACAACTTTACTGATCGGGACAATTTCAGTAAGTAAATTTACCATTTCGATGTCATTACCAAGCACAACATCTCGAGTATTTGTAACAGAATACGAACGCTGAAGAGTTACATATTCTTCCATGTCCGATTCATATGTATATGTTTCATACACCACTTTGCTCGTAGTGAATCCGACAACATAAACATATCCGTACTTACCCGGATTAAGAAGTTTAAATTCAGCGCGTAGAGACTGCGAAAGTAACATTCGCAGATCTCGATCCATCAGATTGTCTGGTACGGAATGAAAAAGAAGCCGAGTCAGTACAGCTAACTCGGTAGGCTCGGGAGGAGCCGAGTTATTTGTAGAAGCGTGGTCCGCATTCTGTGACGGTGTGCCCGACCCACTACCACCACAAGTGCATCCGCTCGAAGCAGAGAGTACATACTCAGACCACGCTTCTGTGGGTTCTGTTGCATTAACTCGTGGAGTACCACAGCCATCAGCAACAGAACACGCACCTTTTACTCCATCCGATAAGAATGCAAGATGATCTGGAACAATATTGTGCCAAACAGCTGCATAATCCTTACCGTTAAATCGTCCAGAAGTATGTTCAATATCAGTGAAGAGTCCAGTCGAAACTTCAACAATTGTTCCAGACTGAATACGTTCAACTGTAGTAGAAACTTCACCACCTAAGGTATTAACACGTTCGGTGTCAATCCACGCTTCTGTTAACAACTTTCCATCTTCAACATAGGTGTTAAAAAGCTGGCCAAAAGCATACGTTTCTAAAACTGTGGGCGAATTCGCTGAAACCGGCGTTCCATTGATAATAGGATGATTCATCACAACAGGACGACCATTCCATCCCTCAGGAACTTTACCAAACTCAGAAGCTGCAGCATATTCAGGCGTTGGCGATGAAAGTCCCTGTAGCACACCTTCTACAAGGGCTACAACTGGGACAACAATATGCTCACGACCCAAGTACATTTCTGTACGGATCGTTGAACTAGCTTGCGCCCTGAATGAAATACTTTTCTGGCTCATTTATTTGCCTCTTATGATCATTATAGCAGATCCAAAGGGACTTTGCAATCCCGCAATTTTTGGTCCTACATAAAAGAATGTCACATGTGCTTATGTGCCTTCCATTCGCGCTTTATCGGGAGCAAAGAAGTAGTAGTAGTGACATTGCGCTGATTATTAGAGTCCTCATTCTGAGCTATCATTACCATGTTCAAGATTAGTGCGATTATTGACCCCAGCATTGCCAGGAGTATTAGGATTGGGGTTATTAACATCTGGATTGGTATTTCCGAATGATGGTTGAACCGGGGGTAGAAACTTGTTCGGATCAACTTCCTTAATCGAAACTGGTAAAGTTCCAGTAGGAGTACCTACTAGAATTGGCATCTTTTCCCCAGGTCCAATCATTTCACGAGCCTCTTCGATAGATACAAGTTCCATCATACCTTCTTGGGCTTCACGAAGAGTTCGTGCAATATTTACAGCAGATCGTGCCATTTGCGCTGATGTTTGAGCACGTTCAAGAGGATTCATCTTGAACGTTTCCGGCCAAATAATATTATACTGTTCGACAATTGGTAAAATTCCAGCATTCTGCAATAACTGGATAAATGGCCGCAAGATTTTTGGTTCAGAATGTGTACGAATTCGCTCTTTAACTCGATTAGCCCAGTTAGCTCGGTCCTGCTGAGAAGCAAGCTGACCAACTTCAGCACCCAGCAACACTCGTTGCGGAATACCCGAAGCACCAGAAAGCAACGAGATTAGAACGTTGAATACACCCTTAGGATCAGCAATTTCACTACCAAGGTTAGTAATCTTAACACCACGTGTACGAATTACCCGGCGTAATTGGTGTTGATACTCATCAAGTTCTGCAGTAAGATCCTGCTGATCCTCATCTGATAAGTCCATCTCCTTATCAACATCCGCCTGCATACCACGATTACCAGTAAGCCAAAACGTTTCAGCAGCACCACCGACAACTTTTTCAAGGTCATCTAAACGGTTCATTAATGGCTCAAGCCGCGAATGCCCAAAGATCTGATTTTCCAGTGTACCTTCAGCAATATGTAGAATTCGAGACCAATGAACTCGAAACTTATTACGAACAATAAGCTTCGTAACACCGCTAATCACATTACCCGAAGCTTCTAACATCCCTGGGGTAATTTCATACATTGTTGGTTGGCCAAATCGCGGATTCGCCGTATCTTCTTCAAAAGCTAAAATCCGCGTAGACCCTTCAAGATACGGCTGCATATAAAGAATCTTGGTAGCTTTTCCAGGAGTTACAGGACTCTCAAGACTTCCGCCGTCATCAAAGCCGACGACGCACACGCTAAAAGCACCAAGACCAGCAAAAATATCAGTGCGACGAAGGTTCGCATAAACAATACCATCAGTTGTAATCTGTTTCCATTTCTTCTCAAATGTCTTACTTCCGCCTTCTAATTCAGGCGGATCTGTCCAAGTAGCATCACAAGGGGCATGAATAATTCGCTGTGCAATATCTTGGCGAAGATACTTGTCCAGATAATTCTGATGTGTCAATGTTCGGCTATATCCGAATACACCATAGAGGTCACGATTCCCTCCAAATGTGAATCCAAGCTTACTCCATGCCTTCATTCGCGAAAGCAGAGTGCTTACACCTTCGAAGCCCATTGGACTCTCCCAAATATTACAATGTAGTGCAGTGCAGTTTACCGTTCACTTATCGGCCGAATGTAATTCGATTACGTGAACGCGTAGCCATTTCAAACATAGCTTGCTTTCCAGGTAACGTTCTGACAGTATTGTTGGTTTTCTTCTTCTCACTCGGCGTTAATGGGCGTCCCCACGATGCCGATAGAATCTTCTTACCTGACAGCTCAATAAAACCTGACGCGGCAGTATCTACCTGATCGTCATTGATTCCACCCGGAAACGAATCAAATTCACGGATAAAAACATCATTCCATGGACCAGCTAATAAGGAAACATTGCCTGCTTCTGCAGCAGCCATAAATGGCTGTGCACGAACAAGTTTATCTTTATTAACCGGGATACCTTTAACATTACTTGTTGGGATTACTGTCGTAGCAAAATGATGCACAAGATGTTTACCGGCAGATCCGGGTTCCTGTTCAATCCGAACTCGAACATTCGGACCGTCTTCTAGTGCAGTTGATTTTACTTTTGCTTCAATTTCCGCCGAAGAAATCTGTTTACGGATAACGTTTGCAATGACAGTATGATTAAGTTTCTTACTATACCCGATTAATGTGCCTACAGTGTAATCGCCAGCACCTTCAGTTGCAGCTAAATCCCAAACACGTGCCCAAATATAGGATGCCCGATCAGCTTGAGGAATGGTATCAATGATTTTAAACCACCGACCATCCGTTAGTTTCTTTGATTCGTCAACTGGTTGCTGCTGATACAATGCTTGAAAGAACATTGTACCGAGAGTGTTTTTAATGCTATGCAATGTTTCAATAGGATACCGTTCAGGGAATAGTGCTTCACCTGGCATACGATGCAAAATATCGTTTTCCTGGGCGATAGCGGGAATTTCAATGTATTCCCACTGTTCCGGATATTCTTCTAAAATACGTCCGATAAGATCATCGGAATGCCAACGAGTAGCAATAATAATACAACTACCGTTAGGCTCAAGTCGAGTAAATGCAGTGGTAACGAACCAATTCCAGATATAGTCTCGATACGTGGGTGATAAAGCTTCTTTGATTTCCTTAATGTAATCATCAATAAGAAGCACATGAGCACCACGCCCAGTAATAGGACCTCCAACTCCGACGGCATACATCCCTCCGCCCTGTTCATTAAGGAATGCTTCAACGCGGAAAGCATCTCGACGAATTCGGGTGTTTAATAAGTGTGCATTTCCAGCATCAGTAAAAACATCTCGAACACGGCGAGAAAATCCTGTGGATAGATCTGCACCATATCCAGCAAGAATCGTTTTGTACTTAGGAAAACACTCTAAAATCCAAGTCGGTGTATGAACGGAAGTTAGTTCGCTCTTTCCATGACGTGGCGGAGCCGAAATAATAATACGAGCATTACCTGCAGCAATACCTTTTGCAACACGTCCAGAAATATACATCAGATGCTTTGCTGGAATCCAAGCGCCCCCGGTAAGCTTGTATGCCAATGTTGCTGGAGTTAATTTGTAATTTTGTGCAACCCGCTTAGCTTCAGCAATATCGTGCATGGATAACGACTTTGCACGAACCAATGCAGGCTTAGCAATCTGTTCAATGGACATAATCTATCCAATCATTCCCGAGAAAGCTTCTGCATCTTAATAATAAGATCCTGCGCAGCCTCAACCGCTTCTGGCTGTTCAAGCAGAATGTCAATCTCTTCTCCAGATGTGATATTTGTTTGAATATTATTCTGTGTAATCTGTTGCATAACAACATTGGTTGGAACAAGTTCACGCTGCTGAGTGTTAAGGGATTCCTTAGACTCACCATTTGCAGGCAATCCCACAGAATGAG